TGATGCTAATATTGTTTCGCCATTTGCATTTAATGCGACCAATTTGTATTGAGTTGCATTATTGTTAGTGAAAACAACATTCAAAGATTCGGATGCACCTGCACCACCAGTATTTGCTTGATTGTATGCGGCTTGTGCTAATGTTGTTGCGGTGTTTGCTTGTGCGTATGCACTATTGGCAGTTGTTCTTGCTAATGTATCGTAGCCAGCTTGTCCACCAGTATTTGCTTGGTCATAAGCCGCTTGTGCTAGAGTGGTTGCCGTGTTCGCAGTTGTTCTTGCGAGTGTATCAATGCCAGCGCCACCGCCAGTGTTAGCTTGATTGTATGCGGCTTGTGCTAATGTTGTAGCCGTATTGGCTTGTGTATACGCTGAGTTTGCTTGGGTAAAGGCAGAGTTTGCTCTTGTTCTTGCAAACGTATCTACAGTACCGCCACCGCCTGCGGCTTGTTCTACGAATACGAATTTCTTTGATGCTTCATCATACGATAAAACATAACCATCTGTGATACTGTCTCTATCAACGTCATCTAAGTATCGTAGATTGACTTCACCTGAGCCGGTTGCTTTCCAAGCATCATTAGCCATTGCTTTAGATACTGATGCATTGATTCTATTTTTGTATTGCTGTAAATCTTTTTCGAGAACATCTTGAAATTTTTTAAATTTCTCTTCGACAGGTTTTACGTCTCCGTCTTTACCATCCTTACCTGAAACGCCTTGAATGCCCTGTGGTCCTGCTGGTCCTTGAATTCCTTGTTGTCCGTCTTGTCCTCGTTCGCCTTTGTCGCCCTTAGGTCCTTGTCCGCCCTGAACTCCCTGTGGACCAGCTGGTCCAACGGGACCAATTGCGCCTGCTTCTCCATCTCTTCCGTCCAAACCAGTTTTGCCATCTTCGCCCCTATCGCCTTTCAGTCCTTGCGGACCACGTTCGCCAGCAACACCTTGTATTCCCTGTTTGCCTTGAGGACCAACTTCGCCTTTGTCGCCCTTATCACCTTTTAATCCACGTGGACCATCAAGTCCCATGTTTCCTTGGGGACCAACTTCACCTTTTTCTCCACGATCACCGGTATCTCCCTTGTCCCCTTTGTCGCCTTTAGAACCCTGTGCGCCAGTTGCACCAAGGGCTCCACGTGGACCGACAGGACCAGGAACTTGTTCAACGATTACTTCTGTTGTTTTCTTTTCTAAAAGAGATACTAACTCCGTCTTGAGTTTTTTTATCTCTTGTCTTGTATACGCTACAGATGTTGCAACAGAAACTGCTTCGCTAAGAGTGTCGCTAAGATTAGGTACCTTCTTTGTCACCTTTGGCCTCTTCAACTAATGTTCCAAAAAATGCAGTCATAGACTTAGCTAATTCTTTTTGATCTGCGTCATCAATTACTCTATTTTCAGTTTCTTCTTTTTTTACGCTAACAACAAGTTGTTGTGGTGCTGGCGCTGGAGGTGGAATTGGTGGTGCATCATCTGCCGTAGAATCGTCATCCATATTCGCTTTGTCTTCTTCCATCTCTTCATCCATCTGTTTAATATCATCTTCACTCTGGCGCAGAATGTTTGTTCTGATATAATTAACAGAGAAGTATTTACCAACGTATCCGTCAATGTCTGAAAGAATAGATAAACGTTCTTTCATAATTTCAACGTTCTTTAATTCGGCAAAGTGTGCATCTGATTGATAATCATAGCTAATTTCTTCTTTCATTTGTTCCCACTCTTTACGGGTACAAACGCCTTTAAGAAGAAGCTGTGTCTCAAGCATCTTATCGAATAGAATAGAGAATCTTAAACGTAAACGTGAAATGAACTTACCAAACTTCAATTCATCTCTAGTAATTTCAGAAGCACGACCTAAAGAGAATCCATTGTCGGCTTCTAAACGTGATACTGGAACATTCAGTGACTTGAACATTTTCTTTTGAAAGTACAATACGTCATCAATCTCTCCGAGATTCTGTCCACCTGATAGTGTAGTAATCTCTGTACCTTTACCACCTTCTCTACGTGGCAACCAAAAGTCTTCAAGCATTGTTTGGTATCGTCTATCGTCACGAATCTCACCAGTGTTTGCATCATACACTAGTTTGTTTTTATACTTCTGCATGATTTCACGCAAGTATTGTTCTGCCTTCATCTTAGGCAAGTTACCTACGTCAATGTAAAAGATTCTACGTTCTGGCGCTCTTGAAATACGATAGATAACTGTCGCATCTTCAAGCATACGTAATTGATTAAGTGGTTTGATTGCTTTGTGTAAGTGTGAAACAATAATCTTACCATCTTTGTCTGTGATGCCAGAGTTTGCATAGCAGATTGAATCTACTGCAATCTTGATCCCTTGTGAGCCATCTCTAGAAAATCCTTTATCTGAGTACATAAAGTATTCATGGAATTTTTGTGATGTGTTTACTATTCCTGGATTATTAGGTTGCTTCTTATCTTCACGAACTTTACGAATCTTACGTGGGTCAATGTAACGAACTTCTTTCAATCCTGCTCTAGGATTCTTATCGTCAATCAACATGTGATAGTACAAACGTCCATCAACATACCATCTACGGAAAATATCGTAGCCTTGATTGTTGAAGTCGAGTAGTTTCATTATATAATAGAACTCATCACGAATCATTTTCTTAATTGATTCGGGTTGTTCGAGTTTATCTAAAATGATTTGGACTGGATAGTCACCGTTTTCAAAGACTAGTGATTCATTCACAATGTCTTCAATTGCGGCATCGCATTCTGGCTGAAGTGCCATCTCACGATATTTTTTAATTAAGTCTGCATCGCTTCTAATCTGCCCCTCAAGGTCCATGTATGTACCGTATACACCACCACCTGAAATCGACACCGCCGCATCATCATCGGTAGGAGTGACAAACGATTTTAACTGTTCTGATTCAACATCATCCTTACCAATTTTATATCCAAAAAGTTTTATCGCCATGTTTTGTTCTCTCTAAAAAAAATGGGGGCGTAATAGCCCCCATTATTGACACTATTACGCAATTATTTATGTTGCGTAAATTTCATTCAATTTAGAAATTTATGTTGATAATGTCATATCACCTGCATCGGCAAAGGCATCATTTGCATTACCAGCCTGTAGATAGTGATATTGGAAGTTTACTGTAAATTCTGATAATGTGTCTGTGCTGTCAAAAGACAAATCGATTGCGCTAACGTCTGTTGGAAATGCATCGTTCAATCTATATTGTCTAGAAACTGAGTTATCACCTTTTAAGTGTACACAAGTAATGTCTTTATAGTAATCTTGAACTGTCGATTTTGTTTGCGAATCGTAATTTCCTTTTGAAATCAAATTTATCCAAGCATTGAATGCACGGCGTATTGCGTGATTTTCATCATTGATAATTGTAACTGTCCAATCGGCAAATGTTCTGTCTCCAGGAATTTTAATTCTTCTACCTGCTCTGAACGGCACTTCAATTGTACCTACAGTAAAACCAGGAACTGCGGCAGCCTTACAAAGAACTTTAACTGTGCCTGTAGCGTCAGTAGGTAAATCAGTAGACGCAATCAATGATGGAAATGGAATGTTGATTTCAAATAGATTCGCTCTAGCGCCTCTATTTAACGCTGTTTTTAATTGTGTTAGTGTTGCGAATGACATTTTTATTATCCTCTTGTTTGTACTGGAATAGCAACATCGCCATCTGCGCTAAAACCATTTTCAAAGTAGTCGTATGTCCAAGTTACAGTAAAGTCTTCAACCGCATCAGTAGTATCATACGACAAATCAATAGCAGAAATGTCGCTAGGCCAGCAATTTACTAATCGATAACCTCCAGCCACAACTGAAGTACCATCTTCTTTCAATTGATAGATTTGAACTGTGCCATAAAGACCATCAGCATCAGTTCCGCCTATTTTAGCGGATCTGTTGCCTAAAGTGCCTGTGATTTCAAAATTTGTTTTAACGATATCATTCTGCCACTTTTCCATTACGCTACGAATCTTAAAGTTTTCGTCATTTAAAATAGTTGAAGTCCATTCAGCGTATGATCTGTCTCCACCCAATTTTAATCTACGTCCACCATTCATTGGGATTTCAATTGTTCCCAATGTAGCTGATGGTAACGATCCTGATCTGCACAAATACTCAAAACTTGCTACATCGTAACCACTCGCTCTTGGCGGTGTTACTTGAACCTTAAACAGATTCGGTCTAGAACCGGCTCCTAGAGCCGTTCTAAACTTTGTTACTGAAAATTCTGCCATTTTATTCTCCTTGTTTGTCTTCTGTAATTATTTATCCTGCGATTTCATTAAATGTAGCAGTACCTCTTACAGACACAAAGTTAAGTTGAATAAAGTTAACAGAGCGAATTGGTTGTACGAAAATATCGCAAACAAATTCGTTAGCGTTTACAACATCTTCAGGGTTGTTGCTTGCATCACAAACAACTCTGAATGCGGCTAAACCACGGCGGGCTTGAACACTTCTTAGATATGGAACAACTAAGTTAACAAAGTTTGATCTTGTTGTTTCATCGTTCTGGTCAAACAATACATTGTCTGCGGCTTCACCAATTGTCTTTTGCAAGTCAATGAACAATCTACGAACGTTGATTCTGTTTGTAGATGTGTTTCTAGTCACGAATGTCTTGTCACCAAACAATACTGTACCACGACCAACTTGTGTGATTACTGGATTTACAGCAACTTTGTACAATGTGTCACGCTCTGCTTGTGTTGGATTGAATGCCAAACGAACTAAGTTTTGAATACGACCATTGTTGAATCCAGCTGGAGACAACCATGACTCTTGATTAAAGTCATTACGTGCCATGCAACCAGCAACGTCAGCGTTCAATGGAACATAAACATATGTGTCATTGTATTTGTCGTACTGATATTTCCATCCGCTGTCTGCGACTGCGTATGTAGAACGTGTAACTGTGGCAGCCCATGCAGAGATTGCAGTTGCTTCTGAACCAGCATTGTTAACAACGTTTGCTCTCAATGGAGAAATACAAACAACAGCGTCTTTTCTAACTTCAGCAATATCGCCAATGATTCTGTTCACAACTGTCGCATTGCCTTGACCAGCAAAGATGATTGTTGCAGGAACTTCAGACTTGTTTGAATACTTCAAATAACCAGTAGCACGATCACCATCGGTTACAGCCACACCATCAGAACCACCATTGAAGTCATAGTTCTTAGGAACAGTTACTGAAGTGTATGTTGTTGGTGTGCCGTTTGCTGTTGTGAGATTTGTACCCCAATTTGTACCAGCGCCATCATGGTCTGTCCAACGAACCCATGCTGAACGATCATTGATAAGGTCTTTGTAGTAGTTATTACCACCATTCTCTGCTCTTGCATTACCTGCTTTAGATGTGCTTTCGTATTTTTCTAAAACTGTATTTGCTGTACCTGTGATTAAGCCAAGTTTGTCAACGACAACAACGTGCATTTCATCGCCAGATGCGCCAACTGATGCGGCTTGTAGTGATGTGCCTGGAGCGGCATTGAATTCATCAAAGAATTCCCAACGGCGAGTACCAGAAGCAGCCGATGCGCCAGTCAAGTGTGCAGAATCAATTGTGAAGTGTGTTGTGTTTGCAATTGCAGTAACTTTTGCTGTACGCCCAGAGATAACAACTTGATCGCCAATTCTCAATTCTGTGTTTGCCGCAGAACCAGTACCAACAACTGTTGTAGAACCAGCGGCAATTGTGAATGTACCAGTCAATGCGCCAGAAAATGCAGTTGCACTTGGGCAAGTAGAAACTCTAAGAGAATTACCTAAAGCACCAGCATACTTTGCAATGAAAGGTCCGATGTTGAATGATGCTGTTTCGATATATGCATCATCGTTTTTAATCAATTGACCAGCGCCGATGCCGCCAGAACCAGTTGCAGTTTCTGTTGTTGCGTTCAATGCTGTGTTTGCAACACGAACAACAAAAAGTGGTGAAGAATATCCTAAAAAGTTAGCGGCCGACAAGAAATCGACAACGTTAGTTGCATTTGGCTTACCGAATTCGGCCACCAATTGACCTTCGTTTGCAACTTGAGTCGCAACTTCAATAGGACCCCAATTAAATTGTCCTGAAAATGCACCGATTGTAGATGTAGTTGATTGATTAGACGTTACCAAATCTTGTTCGGTAATTTTAACGCCTGGTGAAATTAGACTTATAGCCATTGAATTCTCCTTGTTATAATGATGTGGGTTTGTTTAATTTATTTATAAAAAATCAGATTTCTGATAGCTTTCTACCTGCCAAACTTGACCAGTCGCATCAACCATTTGATTCTCTTCTTCACCGTTATTTATAAAGCCGAAAGGCGTGACTTCCTCCTCAATCATCTTAATTCTCGCATCGTACAGTTCTTTTCTAATGTTGATGTTTGTCAAATCTTTAAAGTAAGAATTTGTTGTCAACCATGAAAAAAGAACTAAAGGCATAACCAAATCATCGTGATATCCTTCGTCAGCAGAATAGCTATTCTTTCTTTCAATGAATGTTGAAATCTCTGCTATTGTATCTGCGTCACGAATTATTAACTTTTTCTCTTCAACCATAGACTTGAAGTTAGAACATCCAATACGTTTGATTTTCTTGTCTGTAATAACACCTAACTGTGTCTTACCTCCACCAAAGCCACCATTGACAATTTGTCCTTGAGGTGTTCTGCTAACAGAAATGATATTCTCATATTCATACTCACCATAAAGAATGTCCGCAACTTGTTCTGAAGAATTAATTTCAATTAGAACGTATGCTTCATTGTATTCTTTACCGACTCTGTAAATTACTGACGGATACAAAAGTGGGCTGATTTGATTGTTTCTGTATTTGCCTACCATCTTGTATGGCATCTGAGATATGTCAAGAATTACAAATGCCGAATAGTCACCACCAACACCTTTAGCTGTGTCTGCAATAATACAGTATGCGTGATCTTTTTCTACTTTTTCATATATATCAAGTCCATCTTTCTGATAGATGATAGGATCAGCAGACATTTGTGCAATAGCGTCAGATGCAATAAGTGTAAGACTTGAACCCAAGAAGTTACATAGAACCTCTTGATTGAACTTCAACTCACCAAGCAATCTTCTTTGTTCGGATGCCCACTTTTCATCACGTCCAGGAATTTCCCAGTATGGAATGAATAGATTCACGAACCCGTTTCTATCGTTCTCTGCATCATTCCAGAACTTCCAGAAGTGGTTGTATCCTAGTGGAGTAGAACTTAGCAGAATCTTTGTTGTTTCACCAGCAGAAATCGTAGGATAAACTGAGGTGAAAAATTGTTCTGCTACATTGTTCGGTATGATAGCGGCTTCGTCAACGTACAATAAGTTAACTGACTTACCACGAATACCTGATGCGCTTGTTGCGGCTGTGAATACGATTGACCCATTCTCTAAAGCAATGTCACCTTTGTTCCATGTAGTGACACCTTGCTGAAGCCATGTAGGAAGATTCTCATACATGACTTGATAACGATATAAAACTTCTCTAGCGGCTGTCGCTTTGTTTGCTAGAATCGCTACAGTCTTACTTCCTTGAAACAATGTGTACCAAAGAATGTAAGCAGCCGATGTTGTTGTTTTACCTTGCTGGCGACCTTCCATAAGAATAACTTTACGATTCTCATGAATAATCTTTACTTTGTTCTTTTGACAATCATACAGTTTAAATGGCTGAAGCCCATGATCGAGCGTGACAATTTTACAATATGTCTCAATGAAATATATCGGATCATCAGCACACTTAATGTACTCTTCAATTTCATCTTTTGTGAAGTTGAGTGGTACGCCAGATGCTTTTAAAAGAGAATTTCCTAGATAG